GTGAAGCCGGCGGCCCGCGGCCGGACTGCTGCGGCGGCCAAGTCGTCGCGGTCCCGCCTGAAGGTCGTCCCGGGCGATGGCGCCTGACGAGTTCGTCGTCGACTTCCCGACCCTCTGGGTCGCCTGCGACTGGATCGAGCGCCACTGCGTCGTCCCGGACGGCTTCCGCAAGGGCGAACCGTTCCAGATGTACGACTGGCAGCTGTGGTGCACCGCGAACTTCTACCGGGTGAAGCCGACCGCGGAGGTCGGCCAGCTGGCACCGGCCTTCCACTACCGCCGGTCCCAGTGCGTCGCCCCGCAGAAGACCGGCAAGGGACCGTGGACGGCGTCGATCTGCGCAAACGAGGGCGTCGGGCCGGCTGTGTTCAACGGCTGGGCCGAGGGCGGAGAGCTGTACGACTGCCGAGACCACGGCTGCGGCTGCGGCTGGCTGTACGAGTACGAGCCGGGAGAGCCCATGGGCATCCCGTGGCCGACTCCGTTGGTGCAGATCACGGCCTTCTCGGAGGAGCAGACCGACAACGTCTACCGGCCGCTTCAGTCGATGATCCGCTACGGCCGCCTCGGCGAGCTGATGCGGGTCGGAGAGCAGTTCATCCGTCTCCCGAACGACGGCCGGATCGACGTCGTCACCTCGTCTGCCCAGTCCCGACTGGGTAACCCGGTCACGTTCGTCCTCCAGGACGAGACGCAGCTGTGGACGGTCGCGAACAAGATGGACCGGGTCGCCGACACCCAGCGCCGCGGCGCCGCGGGCATGGGCGGCCGGACGATGGAGACCACGAACGCCTGGTCCCCGTCGGAGGCCTCTGTCGCCCAGCGGACCTCGGAGTCGAAGGTCCAGGACATCTTCCGATTCCACCGGGTACCGCCTGCCTCGCTGCGGTACACGAACAAGGCGGACCGGCGGAAGATCCACCGCCACGTCTACGCCGGCTCCACGCATGTCGACCTCGACGCCATCGAGGCCGAGGCGCTGGAGCTGATGGAGACCGACCCGGAGCAGGCCGAGAGGTTCTTCGGCAACCGGGTCGTTTACGGCAAGGGTTCGTGGATGAACGGCGACGCTTGGGACCGCCTGGCGGAGCTGCGGGAGGTCGAGGACGGCGCGTCGGTCGTTGGCGGCTTCGATGGCTCCGACATCGACGACCACACGGCCCTCCGCCTGGAGACGCTGGACGGCTACCAGTTCACGCCGACCTTTGGGCCGGACCGGCTGCCGACGATCTGGAACCCCGCCGATTACGGCGGCCAGGTGCCGCGCCTTGAGGTCGACGCCGCGGTCGACGAGGTCTTCAAGCGCTACAACGTGCTCCGCCTGTACGCGGACCCCCCGTACTGGGAGTCCGAGGTCGACGCCTGGGCCGAGCGACACGGCGAGAAGCGCGTCGTGCGCTGGTACACATACCGCACCGTCCAGATGCACGCTGCGGCGGAACGCCTGCTGACCGACGTCAACAAGGCAGAGACCGCCTTCCGGCACGACGGCTGCCCGACGACCGCCGTGCATGTGCGGAACGCCCGCAAGGCGGCCCGCACGGGCGGCCGGTACGTGCTGAGCAAGGCCAGCCCCGCACAGAAGATCGACGCTGCGATCCCGTCGATCCTCGCCCACGAGGCCGCTGGCGATGCCGTTGCCGCAGGTCTCACCAAGCCGACGCGCCGCCGAGCACGCGGATTCTGACCGAGAGGGGGCGGGATGCCTCAGCCTGCTGTCCAGTCCCCTGAGTGGTGGCGCGACCGCCTGTACGACCGCCTGTGCAAGCGGACCGAGGCGACCAATGTCTACGACGCCTACTACGAGTGCGAGCATCCGCTGCCGTTCCTCCATGAGAAGGCGCGTGCCCCGTTCCGTCGGCTGCTGAAGATGTCACGGGCCAACTACATGGAGCTCGTCGTCGACGCCCTGGTCGGCCGCCTGGAAGTGGCCGGCTTCCAGTCGGATGTCGAGGGCAAGACCGACGACAAGGCGTGGGCCTTGTGGCAGGAGAACAACCTCGACGGCGGCTCGCAACTGGCCTTTCTGGAGGCAGGGATCCGCGGCGAGTCGTATCTGCTGGTGTCGCCGCCGAGCGGGCGTCAGAAGGAATTCCGGATCACTCCGGAACATCCGACGCAGGTCATCACCGAGGCAGTGCCGGGCTCGCCGCACGAGGACGCTGCTGGTCTGAAACTTTGGCTGGACGACTGGACGGGGCGCCTGTGCTGCACCGTCTACCTGCCGGGCAACATCTACAAGTTCGATGCCCCGGAGCCCAAGACCGGCGGTAAGCCTGCATGGGTGCGTCGCGAGGTCGCCGGCGAGGAATGGGGAGCCAGGAACCCGCTGGGCGAGGTGCCGTTCGGGGAGTTGGCGAACCGGCCGCGGATGCTGAAGCCGGGCGCGAGCGAGCTGCGTTCGGTCACGGGCATTCAGGACCGCATCAACAAGACCATCGCCGACCGGATGATGACCCAGGAGTTCGCCGCGTTCCCACAGAAGTGGGTCACCGGCATGGAGATCCCGGTGGACGAGAACGGCCAGGACATCGAACCGTTCGACGTCGCCGTCAACAAGATCCTCATCGCCGAGGAGAGCGGCGCCAAGTTCGGCCAGTTCGTCGCCGCTGACCTCACCGGCTACCTCAGAGGCAAGGAGGAGGACGTCCGCGACATCGCGGCCATCACCTCCACCCCGCCCCACTACCTCCTCGGCTCGCTGATCAACCTGTCTGCCGAGGCGCTGAAGGCTGCGGAAGCCGGCCTGGTCCACAAGATCTACTCCAGGCGCCGGCATCTGGAGGAGGGGCTGGAGCGAGCCATGCGCCTGGCAGGCTTCGCTACTGCCCAGGCTCGGATCGTGTGGAAGTCGCCGGAATGGCGAACCGAGGGCGAGCTCGTCGATGCCCTGGTGAAGATGTCCACGCTGGGCGTCCCGCGCGAGGTGCTGTGGGAGCGCTGGGGTGCCACGCCACAGGAGATCGAGCGGTGGCGGCAGCTCAACGAGGATGCCCTGTCCCGGGCACTGGATTCCGACTTTGCGGCCGGCTATGGCGCTAAGCCGGAGGCCGGGGCGCCCGAGGACATCGAGGAGTGAGCCGTGGCGCAAGAGTCAGTCGCGATCGCTCACCGGTACTACACGGCTCAGCAGCGGGTCGTGCGCAAGACGAACGACCGGGTGCAGGAACTGTGGCGCCAACTGAACTGGCAGGATCTGTCGGCGTCCTGGTCGGTCCGGGTCGGCCCCGCGGTCGTTGCGGCGGTCGCCGGCGGACAGGCTGAGGCTGCGAGCCAGACAGACCCGTACCTGGACGCCATGGTGGCTGCCGACGGGGCGGATCCTCGTATCGGTGGCCGGGTGCGGCCCCAGGCGTTCGCCGGGTACGCCTCCGACGGCCGGGCCCTGGATTCGCTGCTCTACCTGCCGGTCATCACGACGAAGGAAGCCATCGCCGTCGGTGCTGACGCGGTCGACGCCATGATGCGGGGCCTGAACCAGCTCCTCAAGATGTCCGCCACTCAGGTCGCCGACGCAGGCAGGACCGCCACGGGCGCGGGTATCGCGGGGCGACGAACCATCAACGGCTACATCCGGGTCGCGACGTCCCCCTGCTGTGCCCGGTGCGCGATCCTCTCCGGCGTTGAGTACGGCTGGAACCGAGGATTTCAGCGGCATCCCCGCTGCGACTGCATCCACATGCCGGCCGTTCTTGTCGCCCGCGACAGCCTCCGCAGGGGCCATCTGGAGCGCCGGGAGATGTTCCCCACGACGGGTACAGGCGGCCCTCGAGGCTTCGTCGACGGCCAGGCCTACTTCAACTCCCTCTCACGCCGCGAACAGGATCGTGTCTTCACGATCGCCGGCGCTCGCGCGATCCGCGAGGGCGCGTCGATGACGTCGGTCGTGAACGCCCGTCGCGGCATGTACACCGCCTCTGCCTACGGGCAGCGGGTGAGGGCCACCCGTGAAGGCGTGACCCGTCGGGGCGCGTTCTACAGGTCCGAACGGGCCCGGGCGATCGCCCGCAGCCAGGTCCCTGCATCCGGCCGCGGGTTCCAGCTCCGCTCACCGCGTCTCCTCCCGGAGGAGATCTACAGACTCGCCGACAGCCGCGATGAGGCCATCGCGATGCTTCGGCGCTTCGGCTACCTCGCCTGACGACGTAGCTGACCATCCAAGCCGTGCGCAAGGCGCGGCCCATCCCGCAACGGGAGAGTCACCCATGTCCGAAACAGCAACCGAACCTACTGGCGCCGAGCCCCCGGAGCCCGCCGCCGGAGCTGACCCGGCGGAGCCGTCGGCCGACACACCCCTCGGCCCGGCTGGCGAGAAGGCCCTCGCCGAGTGGAAGCAGCGTGCGAAGGCCGCAGAGAAGGCCAGCCGCGAGCAGGCGGCACGGCTTCAGGAGATCGACGACCGGGACAAGTCGGAGCTCCAGAAGGCCAGCGAGAGGGCTAGCAAGCTCGAGGAGCGAGCCGCAGCGCTCACCCAGCGAGCCGCCGCCGCCGAGGACCGGGCCGTGGCCGCAGCAACCTTCGCGGACCCGTCCGACGCCGCGGCGTTCCTCAACCTCGCCGACTTCGTCGACGACGACGGCGACATCGACAGCAAGGGCATCGAGCAGGCGCTCGCCGACCTGCTGAAGCGCAAACCGCACCTCGGTAAGGAGCCGACCGCACCGTCGTTCGACGGCGGTGCCCGCACCACGGCCGCCAAGCCGGCCTCCATGAACGACCTCATCCGCCAGCAGGCGGGTGCGAGCTAACAACGTCCGGCCCGGCTCGAACCGGCCGGCCATTCTCAGGAAAGGCAGGCATCAGCCGTGGCCTACAACAACCTCACCAGCCGCACCGACGCCGCGGCCCTCATCCCCGAAGAGGTCTCCAAGGAGATGCTCGGCAAGGCCGTGGAAGACTCCGCGGCCCTCAAGATGTTCAAGCGGATCCCGGTCGCCCGCGGCCAGGTTCGCCTCCCGATCCTCTCCGCACTGCCCGTCGCCTACTGGGTCGCTGGCGACACCGGTCTGAAGCAGACCACCGAGGTCAACTGGGCGAACAAGTACCTGAACATCGAAGAGATGGCGACGATCGTCCCGTTCCCCGACAACGTCCTCGCCGACACCGACGCGGACCTGTGGGACGAGGCGGAGCCGCTCGTCCGCGAGGCGTTCGGCCGCCTGCTCGACTCGACGATCTTCTTCGGGACGAACGCGCCGTCCAGCTTCCCGACGAACATCCTCTCGGCGGCCACGGCGGCCGGGAATTCCGTCAACGAGGGCTCCACCGCGGCCAACGGCGGCTTCTTCGGCGACATCGACAACGTCTACGAGAAGGTCGAGGCCGACGGCTTCGAGGTCAACGGCTGGGTGGCCGCGACCTCCGCGAAGTCGAAGCTCCGTCGGGCCCGCGACACGCAGGGCCGCAAGCTCGACGAGGCCCGCACCAGCGGCGACCTGAGGACCCTCGACGGCTACCCGATCGAGTACGCCATGAAGGGCATGTTCCCGCTCGCGGGTGGCGTCGGCGTCGACGGCGTCCGGCTGTTCGGCGGCGACTGGAACGAGTTCGTGATCGGCGTCCGCTCCGACATCACGATGAAGATCCTCGACCAGGCAGTCATCCAGGACAACACCGGCGCCATCATCTACAACCTCGCCCAGCAGGACATGACGGCCGTGCGCCTGACCTTCCGTGTCGGCTGGCAGGTCTCCAACCGCATCAACAACGAGCAGCCCACCGAGGCGTCCCGCTACCCCGTCGGCGTCCTGAAGACCGTCGGCGCCTGACCCGAACCTCACGAAGGAGACAGACATGGCAGACACCGCCCCCTACGTGCGGGTCCTCGAGGTCGACGTCCCGGCCGTCTCGACCGCCGGCAACGACGACGACAGCGTGGTCGCGCAGGCGCCCTTCGACTGCACCGTGACCGCCGTCGAGTACGTCCCGGAGGCCGCGATCACGGGCGCCGCCACGAACAACCGCACCGTGTCCCTGGTCAACAAGGGCCAGGCCGGCTCCGGCTCGACGACCGTGGCCTCTCTCAGCTTCGACAGCGGCGTCAGCGCCACAGCGAACAACGAGAAGGCCATCACCCTGTCCGGAACCGCAGCGAACCTCGTGCTGGCGGCCGGTGACACCCTGCAGTGGCGATCGGTCCACGTCGGAACCGGCATCACCGACCCGGGCGGCCTCGTCCGGATCACCCTCTCCCGGAACTAGGAGGCCCTCCCGTGGCAACATCCCGATCCAGCAAGTCGGCCGGAGAGCCGGCCGACCAGCCCATCCCCGAGGGCGACGACGTGGCCAAGGAAGTACAGCGGGCCACCGCCAAGGCGCAGGAACAGGGCTTCTATGGCGTCGAGACCGATCCCACACCGAACGAGCACTACACCGTCGCCGGGGTCGTCGAGGGCAAGCCGACCCCCGAAACGGATCCGGAAGCAGCAGCCGAGGCACGCAAGGCGGCCGGGCTGAACTGAGAGGAGGGCCGCCGTGGCTCTGCCCCCATTCGCAACGGCGGCCGACCTCGCCGCCTCCACGCAGGCCGACATTCCCGAGGCCACCGCAGACCTTGCGCTGGCCTCGGCGTCAGCCGTCATCCGTAGCTGGACCCGCCAGACCATCACGCGAGTGACGGACGACGTGGTCTCCCTGCGGGTTCTGGACGAGTGCGAACTTGTCCTGCCACAGCGCCCGGTGGTCTCCGTCTCGCAGGTCCGCGTGAACTCCCTCGTCCTGCAGGACTGGGTGCTGTCTGGCGACCGGCTGCTGCGCACGGGCGGCTGGAGGCGCCTTCCGGGGACGACGACCTATCCCGATCCGGGGCTGGTGGAGGTCACCTACACGCACGGCTGGGACGAGATACCTGATGACGTGCGCATGGTGTGCCTTGATCTGGCGTCCACGACAGTCACGAACCCGTCTGGCCTCCGGTCTGTGTCGATCGACGACTACAGCCGCACCTTTGCCTCGGAGACGCTCGGCTCCGGCAGCCTGTCGGAAGCCCATCGCAGCCTCCTGACTGCCTATCGGCGTCGCTTTGGAACGGTGACGACCCGATGAGCGCCCTCGAATCCGCCCTTGCCGCGGGCCGCGCTGAGGCCGAGGCTCTGATGCGGGACACGGCGACTCTGTACCGACCTGGCCCCGACGTGTTCGACCGGGAGACCGGCCAGACACAGCCGGGGCCGCCGGAGGTTGTCTTCTACAGCGGGCCGGTCCGCATCAAGCCGGCGGA